AGGTCAATACAAAAATACAAGATAATGTATAAAAACATATATTCGACACAATATATAGTACTGTGTGCAACTGTACTATTATACAAGCTTTGAATGATTTTATCAACTGTAAATAAATGCAGATGGCTTAATCCTCTGTCTGATACACGAAATTCCTCCCTAAATTGGTTAATTATTAAAAATAGCACTCAATTGTCGGGCAGGGAATTAAGCCATCTGAAGAAAGGTAGGTGAAAGACATGAGTAGAAGACAAGATCTAAGAATCTTGGCAGCATATGCAAATGCACCAGAGCAGTTTCCAGAAGGGAATGTACCAATAGCATATGCGGCAGAGAAGATGGGGAAAGATGCTTGCTTCATAAGGGCAGGCATTGAAGCTGGATGGCTTCCAATCGGATACGCATTTAGAAAAACTGGAAAGAGCAGGACGAACTATTACATCAGTCCAAAGCTGTTCTGGGAAGTCACAGGGATCTTATGGAGACCAGAGAAAGGAGCATAAATATGCACACAGAGACAAAAGCCATGATCTGCACAGCAGCAGTGCTGATCGCAATGGGAATTTTCAAGGAATTAGCTGCAGTGTGTTTGATCACAGCGCTGATCTATGAGGAAGGAGTGAAGAGATTTGATGAATAAGATTTTGGAAGAACTTGATCGCATGATGGATGCTCAAGAAAGAGAAATTGAAATAGATATGGAAACAGAGGATGAAAGCAAGGTTTATCTTGAGACAGTAAGGCTTCTTGCTTATAACGAAGTAGCAAGAATGATAAAAAAATGTGCCCAGGAAGCGGCATCTTCCATGGACACACAAATGGATATTAATAGTTTATCACCAGAAAAGTATAACACAGATTCTGGTAAAAGTGAAATTAAAGAATTAGTATGCGACATTCTAAACATCATTCTAAGCTTCCTGGAAGATAAAAAAGGATTTATCAAAGAAGCAGAATCATGCGAGACAGTTCCAGATTTTAAATTTGAATTTAGTGGAACTACTTCAGGTTTAAAAGTTGATTTGCACCAAGATGGAGTAAGTATTTTTCATCTGTACAAATATCTTGACGGTGTTTTTAACCTTGATGAGAAGAAAGATGCAGTTGAAACATTAGAAATAGCAAGACAAAATCTTGTTGCAATATTAAAGGAAGTAGAGGAATAAGGCAATGGGAAAGATGATTCTGATCACAACTGATAACGAGGTAAAAGAACTGGAATATCCAGATGAGGGACTTAAATCATGGAAAAAGTTGAAAGAACACATCGGAAACAGATGTGAGCTAATTGAACATGTACAGCCCAAGAGATTATATACAGAGATCGGTGCAGGAATTGAGGTCAAAAATGTTCCGGGATCAAAAGTAAGTATGTTGGTTGATGAAGAATTTTATTTTCATTGCGACGAAACCAAATTAAACAAGATAGCTTCATGGCTGTATGAGACAGATCGCCATGGATACCCGATTCTTGGAAATGCTTTGATCATTGGAGAAAAGTATGGAAATGCAGGAATTGAGTTTTGTGAAATGTCAGAAGAACAGTTTGATATCGTGTTTCCTCGATTGGAGGAATTAGGAAAGAGGTTTAAAGATGCAGACCATAATAGGGTATGAGTACAACGGTTTTGCTATTCCAGAAGAGGAAGCAATGAAAAAAATTGAATATGAAGTGTGGAACCACGATGAAGATAAACAGGATGCTTTTGATTATCTTTGGGAAGTTGTAACAAGTGATCCGAAGTTAAAAGAAGAATTTAAAGAATGGTTCTTTAATGGGGTGTCGCATGAAATAGAGTGCGATGAGCAAAGAAGAATCAAAGGTTATTTTGAGGTGATATAGATGTTAAAACCATATGATGAATTGGTAAAAGTAAATGTACTTCCGTATTGTGCAGAACGAGAAGGGTTTATGTATTTGAACTGGGCAAAGTGCATGGAACTTTTAAGAGAGAACGGTGCAGAGAAGGTATATTTCGAACTTTGTCAGAATGAAAGAACAGGGAATAGTCTTTTTTGTAGTGATCAGACGTTTCAAGACAAAAATGGAAACATAAATCAATGTTATGAAACAAGAATTAAAGTATGTATTGATGATCAGGTGTATTACATGCAATCGCCAGTCATGAATGGTAAAAATCCAGTAAAGGCAAATTCGATGAATCAATCCAGAGTTTGGGCTAGTGCTTGTAGGTCGTTTGTTAAGTGCGTAGCTATCAATACAGGGCTAGGGTTCAATCTTTGGGTAAAAGAAGAGAACATGGATTATGTTCCAGTTGAAGACGGACCGGCTACAGAATCACAGAAAGCAACGTTAATTGAAATTTGTTCTAAGCACGGAATCAATATAGATTATTGGTGTAAAAGAGAAGGCACAACACTTGATGCATTAACTGGAAGCGAAGCAGGTAGAATGCTATCAGCTTTAAAAATGAAGTATGGAGATGATTAAGTAATCAATGCATGAATTAGCAAAGATAACAGGAATCAGATCAGATATCGAAGGAACAGAGATGAAAGTCTTTGTTCCGGAGAAAAATCTGTTTAATACGATTCTGGATAAGCGAATCCATGATGTGGAGCTTCGGTTGGATGATGGTAGAACAATAACAAATGCGCAGAGGAAAAAGGCATACGCAACGATCAGAGACATCGCAGACTATACTGGTTATCTTCCTGAACAGATGAAAGAGATCATGAAGTATGAATACATCATACGGACAGGAAATAATTATTTCTCTTTAGGGACATGCACAGTTGATACAGCAAGAGAGTTCATCTCAATGTTGTTGGAGTTCTGCTTAGAGCAGGGAATCCCATTATCTGATTTGGCGATCAACCGAGCAGATGATATTGGAAGGTATCTGTATTATTGCATCAAGAATCGTGTATGTGCGATCTGTGGTCGCAAAGGAGAAATCCATCACGTTGACAAGATCGGCATGGGAAATGATCGCAGGGCCGTAGACGACAGCGATTACAGAAAGATATGCCTATGCAGAACGCACCATGTAGAAGATCATACGATTGGAGAGAAAGCTTTCCAGGAAAAGTACAAGGTTTATGGAATCATAGTAAAGGAGCAGGAGAATGGCTTGGAAGAATTACAACAGACCCAATAAGTACAACAATCGCAAAACGACAGTTGATGGGATCAAGTTTGACAGTATCAGAGAAGCAGAAAGATATCAAGAATTAAAGCTGTTAGAAGAAGCAGGAGAGATCTCACATCTGGAACTACAGCCGGTCGTGGTCCTTCAGGATAAATTTATTTATCAGGGCAAGACGATCAGAGCGATCACATACAGAGGGGATTTTGCTTACTTTGATCGTAGAGTAAACAGAGGTGTGATTGAAGATGTGAAAGGCGTGGAAACAGATGTTTTCAAGATCAAGAAAAAGATGTTCAAAAAGAAATATGGAGATCTGTACGATTTACGAATAACGAGGTGATCACATGAAGCAAAAGAGCAGCTTCCTGATCTACCATGAATATCGGGAACCACTAAAATTACTGACAGATGAGCAGAGAGGTCGGTTATTGATGGCATTGATTGATTACTCTGAATCAGGAGTTGTTCCAGAACTTGATGGAATATCCATGATGGCATTTTCGTTTATACAAAGCCAGATGGATCGCGATTCAAAGAAGTATGAAAATCGATGCAGTTCTAATCGGGAAAATGGGAAAAAGGGTGGAAGACCTAAAAAGGAAAATGACTCAGAAGAAAACCCAAAAAACCCAATGGGTTTTGAAGAAACCGAAAAAAAAACTAAAAACCAAAAAAAGCCGATAAAGATAAAGAATAAAGATAAAGAGAAAGATATAAATAAAAATACTATGTGCAAATCTGAAGCAGATGCACTGTTTGAGAGAGTTTGGAAATTATACCCTCAGAAACGTGGGAAGGGGAAAGTCTCAGATGCCAATAAGAGGCGTTTACTTGATATCGGATTCGACGAATTAAGTCGTGCCATTGACCGATACAAGGCGGACTTGGCGTTAGATGACTGGAGAAAACCCCAAAATGGCAGCACGTTTTTTAACTCTGGATACATAGATTACCTGGATTCCAATTACGAAAGACCTGAAAGAATACAGAACGAAAAAGCTCCGGGAAAATTGGAATGTCAAAGGGATTATGATTTTGATTCTTTGGAGCAGCAGCTGTTTGAGAAGCAGTTTGGAGGATAGACGAGATGGAGCAGATGAATTTCTTCGGATGTGAAACCACACTCCGGAGCAGAGTAATAACAAAGCAGACTCAAAGAGAAAGCCACGAGAAGGTAGATAAGCAGGTAATCCGTAACAATATCCTGAATGAATTATCTTACGGAAATATGACTGCAAGAGAGATCGCTGTGGTAATGCACAGGCACGGACTGGTGACAGAACCAACACGGCAGCAGGTACAGCCAAGGTTAACAGAGCTGACTCAGGAAGGACTTGTTGAAGTGATCGGCAAGCGATATGACAGCCGGACAGATCGGCATGTGGCACTGTATCACAAAGTTGAGTAAGTAAATAAAGGCATCCGGTTGATCTCTGTTCGTAGTAACCAACAACCCAAGATTGTTGTTAAAAGTCGTAGTAATAGTCGTGGTAGTTGTGGGTTTCGGGATGATCTTAAGCGACAGGACGTAAAAAGATGATCACATATGCGGACAGAGATCAGCCGGATGGACTGAATTATATACCACAGCAACTATTAACCGCATAAGAAACAGCCAGTATAAGCCATGAGCCTGCTGCCTAAGGCAGTGGGCAGAAAGGAGAATTGATGGCAGATTACAGCAAAGGATTTAAAAGACGTGTTGTGACACTGTGGATCAAGTATAACATGTCATCAAATGAGATCAGTAGATCATCCGGCATCGATCATAAGACACTGATGAAGTGGTATAAGCGTTTCTACCCTGAGATAACAGGGGGGGGCAAACGAGACAAAGTGCAAGGATTTAAGATGGCACTATATAGGCAATTGTGCCGGATACCATAAGTAAAGGAGTACGATCAGACAGTTTGGTTCTTTACCTGAGGGATTCTTCAAGTAACTATTAACCAAGCAATCAATACCAAACATATTTTTTCAGGTTCTTTTAAATGTAATTTCTCAAATATTAGATTTAGTTTTTTACAATTTTCCAAATCAAAAAACGAAGAATCACAAGACTTTATAAGATCGGGCAAAAGATAACAGATCAGCGATCAGAGATAAAGGCGTTGTATCAGGTAAAGAACCAAGCTGTCTGAGAAAACGATATGAGATATAAAGAAAATTTCAAGAAAGGAATGGTCCGGCTGATCATCTCAACAGGGATAAGCTACAAGAAGCTGTCAGAGCTGACAACGATCAGCCAGCCAACGTTGAAAAAATGGGATGATGAATACCGGCAGGAGTGCCTGGATGAGAAGAAGAGAGAAACCGAGAGACTAAAGAAGCAGGAAGAAGAGAACATGAGATGTACGGCGTGGCACCAGTATGGATCCGGTGCAGGTCGGTTTGAGTAGAAGGAGATAAAAATGACAGAGCAAAAAGAACAAGAGATCGTAGATAGAGTTGAAAAGAGAGTTTTAGAAAAACTCGAAAAGAGTGTATGTAAAGAAGATACACAGAAAGTATTACAAGAACCAAGAAATAAATGGTTTAAAGATGCAAATGGATCCGGAACAGATTCGTTAATGGCAAATGCATTGGGAAATTCGTTCGTAGCATGGAGTGCATGGGAGCAGATTCGGCGATTAACATGTGTTGCTTGCGGAAAGAAATATGTAAGGCAGCTTACAGAAGATGATCATGCAGAAGAGGCGTGTGAGGAGATTTGCCAGACAATTTATGATATTGCAATGATGAGAAAGAAGGATGGTCAAAATGGGGAAGCTTGATAAAGAACAAGAAGCCAGAATGGCAGGAATGAGATATGCCTTGGGTATCGCAAAGGAAAAAGGTGTTGATGGATTGCAAAAAGAATTGCAGATGCGTGGAGCACTGGGAATTGGCTTATTGATCGATAATGACAAATTAAAAAGGGCATACGAGATTTTAGCAGAGACTATATATCAGAATACCATGACAGTTGTACTTGCAACATTAGCACATGATACAGGTTTCGGAGAAAAAAGATTGCGAAGATTCAAAGAAGCGTATGACAAAAACACCTTATGGAATTTTGAATTAGATGGTTATGCAGAACACTATGTGACATATGTGGATATGGCTATGGAGTTGAAAACAAAATACAACATTGACATGAATGTAGAAATGCTTGCATCGAATCAAGATATTACTTTTGATAAAGATCGTAGAGTATTGTCGAATGTGATCAGGTTATTGGAACATGAAGATCAGCACGAAGCAGCAGATGTATTAAGAGAACATTTACATGAGGCGGTGGCAGTATGGTAAACAAGAAAGAATTTAAAGGCTACATCTGTGAGATTGCAGGCAAGCCAATTAAGGATATGAAGTTATGTCCAGACAAGCAGCAGAAGCTAAGGGTTCGTATCAAGTGTGATAAAGGGTGTGTCTGGTGTGAGAAGGAGAAAAGTCATGAGTGACGACTGGAAAGAGCAAAAGAAAAGACAAAAAGCTATCTTCACAGCGCAACAGAATCTGCCCTATGAGGTAAAAGTCAAAAGGGCAGAGTTAAGAGCAAGAGAGTTTATACAAGAACTTGATCGCAGAGGAATGAATGCACATGTAAGTGTAGGTGGTTTGGACAGTATCGTGCTTTTGGCGTTTTTGAGAAGCAGAGGAATCGATGTACCTGCAGTGTCAGTATCATCTCTGGAAGATAAAAGCATTATCAAAGTACATAAGCAGCTTGGAGTGATTTCGCTTCGACCAGGAAAACCAAAGACAGAAATCTTACAAGAGTTTGGTTTTCCGGTGATCAGCAAGAAGATTGCAGGACGAATTGACACGTTACAGAATCCAACAGATCGTAATAAGACAGTCAGACATGCGATCATAACTGGAGAATGTGGAGCACAAGGACATTTTGCAAAGAACAGCCGAATGAAACTGCCAAGGAAATGGCTGCAGTTGTTCGCAGGATACGAAAACGAGAATGAGGGTGTGAATTATCAGATTGCACCATTCAAGGTAAGTAATAAGTGCTGCCTATACATGAAAGAAAAACCATGTGAGGTTTATGCAAAAGAAAACAATAGTGCACCATTCTTGGGACTTATGGCAAGTGAAGGTGGACAGAGAGAAGAAGCATTAGTAGAGCATGGATGTAATTACTTTGGGAAATCTGTAATCCGATCAGCACCATTTGCACCATTTTTACGACAGGACCTGTTACAGCTTGCATTAGATCTTGATGTGCCAGTGCCAGAAATCTATGGAGAAATCGCAAGGAAAGCAGATGGAACGCTGTATACGACAAAAGCACAAAGAACAGGATGCTCGATGTGTGGATTCGGAGTGCATCTCGAGAAAAGACCACATCGATTTGATATGTTGAGAGATCGTAATGAAAAAGAATGGGAGTTCTGGATGTATCGATGTTGTGTAGATCAAGAAACGGGAGAAAGATTCGGATGGGGACGCGTCTTAGATTACATCGGAGTGAGATGGGAAGATAAGTGGGAACCAGAGCCGGAGCAGTTGGAATTTCATTTTTGTTAAAGAAAGTTAAGGAACAACTAATATACCAATTAATACATCAACTAATGGAACA